AGCAGGAGCGAACCACTGTGCGGTGTTGTAGTCAACACGAGCAATGGTTGCACCTACATAACCAGAGCATGGAACCCAACGCTCAACTTCATTATATCTGTCAAAGACCTTGAAGTATTGACCGTAGATTGCTGAGTATGATGAATTGATGTTCAATTCGCTTGATACATAGTTCTTCATACTGGTTACATAGTTAGCAACTGGACGATGTGTTGAGAGGTTAACCATCTTATCCTCTGGAACATTCATTACAACGAAGCAGTCCTTACGGATGTTCTTTGCAATGTCATTAAGTGCTTGCTTGAGAACTGTTGGGTAGTCTGGTTCAAGGAATACATCGATGTCCAAAGTTTCCTTGTTGGTGAACCACTCTCTCCACTGAGATTCAATTTCACCATTCAAGTCGCCAAGAGAGGTGGTTAATGCATCGGCACCAGCGAGATTGATCTTACCAGTTGTAACTGGGGTAATACCAGAAGATTGTGCTGGATCGCCACCAATGAAGAAGTAGATGTATCCACTGTTTCCATTGACAACATCAGGTCCAAACATCTTGTTTCCCAAATCATCTACCTTATCTGGGGTATTTGAAAGGAGATATTGTTCTGCTAAGTTACCTTCTGGATCATAGACAAACAATGCGAATTCATCGCTGTTTACATATAAGCCAGAGTTTACATCAAGAGTTGCTTGTGGGCCGTACTCAAATGAGGTGTATTCATCAAGAAGTCCAGTATCAAGATACCAAACTTGCTTTGAATCAATCACTTCTGAGTAGATAAGGTCATCCTTAACAAGTGAGCAAGAGAGGTAATCACCAGAGTCGGTGTAGTATACATCGCTTGATGCTGGTGGGGTTGAACCATCCCAAACAGCATCACCAGAAGTTGCTGGTGTACCAGTGTAATACTTCTTGATGATTGCTTGCTTTTGCTGAGTTGTGGTTGCTTGTGAATACTCTTCCTTAAGCTCAAGAAGGGTCTTATAGTCAACAGAGTTAATTGTGACAACTTGGACACCTTCGTAGTAAGGACCAGCACCAACGGCATAGAAGTGGAAGAATTCTGAACCACCGCCTGTGTTGAAAACTGGAATGCTGCCGTTTAATGCCTCTGTATCACCTACGTTGTCGTAGGTTAGAGGGTAGTATTCAGCAGCCTTTGGGGTTGGGTAGGAACTAATGAGAGCCTCACCGCAAACAGTGAAGCCACCAGATGTACCAACAGTAACACCAGCGCAAAGCTTGGTCTTATCTTCTGTTCTAACAACCCAAAGCTGATCGGATGCCTTGAGAAACGCAGAAGCAGTAAACCAGTGTTTGAAGTTCACACCGTCTGGTTTACCAAAGGTTGAAACTAATGATTTTTCGTCATTAATTAAAATTGGTTTATTAATTGCTCCTTTTTCGGAAGCGATGACTATTGCACCGACACTTGAGGTGACAGTTGGGATTCTTAAGGTGAAATCGCGTTCAATAATTTCTACGCCTGGTGAGAGTTGTGCCATATAAATGCTCCTTTATATCTGTGAAGTATTTATAATGGCGTCTCCCTAATTATAAAAATTTATATTTTATCACACTTTGTAATCTTATTTATATAAACCTAAAATTTACTTAGTTCACTTTGGAAGTCATTTGTTGGATTGTTGCCAAAAAACGACTTCATAAAGGTAGCGGCGATTTGTTCATCTTCGGATTGTTCTGTTTCGTTCTTATTAACATTAGTAAGTGACTTCTGGGTGCTGCCTATAATTCCTTCTTTTTTTAGATAGAATATGTGGTCTTCCCAGAACTTTGAACGAAGAGCATACGAAACCCAATAGGTTGAGGAAACAGTATCGTCAAAGTAGTTGTTCCCACTTCTAGCCTTAAAGATCCCTGGACGAACCTCTTCAAAGTAGCCCAACTCAGCAACTTCGGCATTGGAGTTAATGATTAATAAATTGTTCTCTAAATCTTCCTTCATATAAGTGCAAGCTAAGGGCTTTGTTCTAACATTAGCATTAACCCCATATTCTTGCTTCTCATAATCAAAATAGGTGTTTTCGTATTCGTGTTCTTGGAATAAAGCATCAGCAACAACCGCACCTATTTGGTTGTTTTCAATAACTACAACAGGGTTATACCATTGTTTAGTTAGCCAAACTAGTTTTAAAACGAAATCAAATAGAGGAATATCATTCTTTCTAAACATAGCAACTTGTTCGTATTTCCCGTTGATATGCCAATCTGTCACATCAAAGATGTTTGCAACAGAGAAGTCAGAGTTTGCTCCTTTGGCTACATCACCGCCGATCATATAGAGTCTATTTCTTTGTGGTCGCTTCCAGATATGATATCCTGGTTCTGGTTTTAGAATAGGATCGATCCCTCGCATATTCATTAACTTATCACCTTCAATAAGGGTGTGCGATGAACCAGTGAAGTTTAGGTCATATTCTTGTGCGAACTTTATTTTGCCACCATCACCAAAAGCTGAAATGATGTTCTGTTTCCATTCCTCGCTTCTTCCAGGCACAGCATTCCAACCAGCCTTATGTGGGATGAAGCTGTTACCCTCAAGGTTTAGAGTTGCTTTTCTCCATAGATCATAATAAAGACCAGCAGCACCGTTTGGGGTAGAAACGATAATAACTCTACCAGTGTCACCACCAATGGTTGGGAGGATAGCAGTCCAGAATTCATCTGCGATATTTGCGGGTAAGTGAGCGAACTCATCCACATAGAGTAAGTTAATGGACTGACCACGAATAGCATCTTTTGAAGTTGCGGCAGCAATAATCTTTGAACCGTTGTCAAACTCAATGTTAAGTTCGTTCCATTCTTTCTGACCAGGCTTTAGCCAATCGGGCATCTCATAATATGCATTCTTAATATCATCCATCAATTCAGTAGCCGCTCTTTGTTTGTTGGCAAGAACAGCAACCGTGTAATCCTTAGTGAAAAATGTAATCCAGAGAATAAACATACATGAAATCGTGGACTTACCAACCTGACGAGCAGCACAAAGAATATTGTGTCTATTCTTAACGAATGACTTTACGATATCCTTCTGGAATTCGTAAAGTTGCATAAGTTGCTTACCCTTGGTGTTATGGGTAGAAATGATGTGGTAATATGTTTGGGCAAAGTAAATAGGATCTTGAGAGCATTTTATATACTCTTGAAGCATCTCTGGTGTATACTCTACTTTTGTATCGGGTCTTTTAGTTCCCTTTTGACCGAAGTTTATAGGCATTAGACTTTATCCACATCAATTGTCTTGGTCTTGTCGCCTTGAACCTTCTTCATCATTTCAAGGATTTCCCCAGGTGTCCCGAAGAAGTTATTATTTTGAGTCAATTTAGCTTGACCGCCACTGTTGGCATTTACAAGTGCCTTTTTAATCTCATTACCCTCTCTAGCAATAAGATTCTTCTCCTTCTTCACCTCTACCTCTTGAAGTTCCTTAGCAGCCGTTGTAACGGCATTTAAAGCCGCCGCAAGGCACTCAACGGCTCTACCCTCCGCATGGGCTTCAACTTCGGTTTGGAGGGTTCTACTGGTCTGCAAACCTATCTCCATAACCTCTCTTAAAGCTTGTTTAACATAATCCTCGTCCCCAGACTTCCTTCTAGATTCAATCTGGTCCTTCATTTTTTGAATATTTTCAAGTTTCTCTTTAAACTTCTCTTCGTCAACAGAAGGTTTATCGTCTTTATTAAGGCTACTTAATTCGTCTTTAATATCAAGGACATTTTTAAGGCTGTCATCAACTTCGGTCATATTATGCCTCCACTATATTCCATACTAACTTATAACCATGAACCCCAGGTGCAGAGGATAGTTTGACAACGAAATTACCGTTATTAATACTTATGATACCATCAACATTGATGTTTATTTCCTCTGTTGTATTATAAATCTCAACCATTGGAATAGAGGTTGAAAGGATTCTTGAATCTACGATTGTTATTGTGTCCGAGCCAATTGGGATATCAAATACAAGATCACCGATAACCTCAACTTTCCAAACAACTTTATAGTCTGGGGAAGTTGGGACAGCAGATAATTGAATTACACAAGAACCATCAGCGACACTTAAGACACTTGAGGTTAATGGTGGGAAACCACTTGGTGTCATTACATATGAACTAATAATGGAAGATGCTCTAATCTTACTATCAACAACAGTAATAGTATCAGTTGCCGTTAAGTTACTTGGAGTTGTATTAGTGATTCCAAATAAGTCCGCTTCACCGAGGTTTGGATCTCTTCTAACCATAGCATCTATAAGTGGTCTTGGGAGATGATTAGGTGGTATTGTATTTGGTTGGGTAGGTAATCCAGAAACTTCATCATAATACTGCCCCATATAGATTTGATCTTCTGCTTTGAATTCCTTTATAAAGCTTCTTAAAGACTCTTCAAGGTCCACGAAGCAAGCACCACCAGAGGTAGCAGCATCTATAACTACGGTTTCGCCTTGTGCTTTATCATTTGGAAGCGGCTGACCAATATTAATATACATCTTCTGAATTGGTCTTGCGATTGGATTCTCTGGCTTATAGAAGTTACACTCCATATTGAAAGAAATAGTGGATTGTAAGACTCTTCGATCTGGTTGATTCAATTCATAAACGAAATTGAGATTTTCGGATTCTTTAGTAACCTTACATTTTCTTTCTGTTCCTACTCCTTTTTCATAGAGAGAAACATATGCTTCTGGGTGAAAAAAAGGAAGGATGTTTTCTAAAAGCTGGGCTAAGTCATCCATATACTTAGTCCATATAGTAACTTCAAAGTTTAACTTATAAGGAACCGTTTGAATGTCTGTGTGAACATATTTTTCTTCGCAGCCATCTTCATCTTTGTCCGAATATTCAATGTAGAGCCTTCTTTTATCTCTTTGACCCTTCATTCTTTCTGTGTCAAGAGCAATACCGTTCCACACAATTGAAATTGAAGGAAGATAATTTTCAGTTGAGATACCCGCTGGTCCTTTCTGACCAAAGTTACTGCTCATTAAAGCAGAAACAACTTTTTCTTTTGGTGTTAGATAAACAGGGACTTTTTTAGTACCAATGGCTTTGCCTTCGGCATCATAAATGTAAACCTGCATATCATTGAAAATATCACTGAATGCGGCTATATGATGCCAAATGACCTTGTTGTAATAAAAATTTTGCATATAACCCTCAATCCTATTTATAAGGATTAAGGGTTAAGTTACTTATAGGTTCTTAAGAACCCCGAGGAACATAGTTTTCTCACGAAGCATAGTCTCGTAAATAAGGGTTGATTTCTCATCATCTTCCAAATCAGCGAGCATATCTCTACAGAAGGCAATCTCCTTCTCGTAAGAAGTAATAAGTGTTTGGATTCTATGTGGCAATGCTATTTTATTTAGCTCATCAAGATCACTCATATGCCCTCCTTATGAGGGTTATTATAACAGATATTCTTGGTTTGTCAAGCATATCTTAATGTTGACTTACTGGCGGCAGTTTTCACGAAGTTTCTAAAATACACAGCATCTTCTTCGGTTACTGATTTAGGGGTAACTTTTCTAGGTGGATTAGAACTTCTATATGCTCTCGTAAACTCAACAAAAAACCTGTCTGATTCATATTTAACATTAGGTGGAAAATTGAAACTTAACATCATATTTAAAAAACCACCTGGGTCTTGCATTTGCATCTCTGGTTGCTTAGGGTCATCTATACCTTGTTGCTCTCCACCCAAAAGACCTATTAAAAAACTTTCAAATTCCTTCTCTGTTGGGTATTTCTCAATTTGCATATCAATGTCTTTTACTGTTCCATCACCCATTGGAACATCATAAAAATAAGGCATCTCGTTAATAATAGACTCATCAATACCAGCGGCATCCAAAGCATCATAATAGTCTGGACGCTCCGAAACATGGTCCTTTGCAATCTCTTTTTGCTCATCTGGGTCATCAGAATGTTCAGCCTCTACATCCTTACCCTTTTCAACTTGAGAAACAATGTCACTTAAAGAAACTTTATGGTCATTAGCTAAATCTTTTAAAGTCTTCCCATCGGCTAATCCACCTTTAAGTTTCTCTTCTTCCCTACAAGCCTCTTTAGGTAATGGAAGAATTGGAGGAAACCCCAAAGATTCCTTAAAGGCACTTTTAATTTTATTGCGAACGAGTTTCTTAAGCATTACCAATCTCCCCAATAAGCTCTATCTCTTTGAAGGACTATACCGCCGCTTCTAATACCAGTGATAGAATCTTCCTTACCTTCGGTAATATCTTTAATTGCGGCATTATCGCCTTGAGCAACTATTTTTGGTTGAGGAACTTTGTACTTATCACTAACTCTTCCAGATCCATCTGGAATAATAGCATCTGCTGGTGCTCCTGCGACTAGATTGCCGTTTTGATCTACGGGACCAAACTGTTCACCAGATATTTCTCTATTCTTACAAGTTAAAATATAGCAGTTCTTTTGTCCAAATATGTTTCCTTCTAAACCTAGAGTCATCCAATCAACATGGATAACTTCGTATCCGATGTTACTAACATGTGGGAGGTAGAAGTTATCTGATGGTAAAGGATCTCTAGCAATAAGTTTTCTGAATGTTGGTAAGTGAATATAAATCTGGAATTCAACCTGGGTTATCTCACCGAAACCATTGTAAACGAGGTTTTCTTCAAATGCACCATCTTTAACTATAGTAGTTAATTGGCGCTTATGCATGAATTTTTTACTAGTATCTTCACCAAATATTCTATCTTTATTATGATTTACGGATACTGGGTAGTAGTCAATGGGAATGCCACTAATAGCGAATACCTCTGCCATTGCATTATCATACATTTGTGTTTCATTGTACTGACCCCAAGGACCAGTATACTGCTTGAAAAACTTCTTCTTTGATAATGGGTTGTTTAATCCTACCATTTGTTATCCTACCATGAATGGATCTGGTGGCTCACCGTATTTGTTGTCTGAGATTTCTTGTTCAAGTTTCTCAAGTTCCTCTTTACCTTCTGTGTAGTAGAATTCACCGTTAATGGTTGCTCCACCTGGGAAGGTCATACCTTCATACTTCTTGGTGTTCATACCAATTACTTTCTTACATAATGCAAGGGTGTATCTTCTTATCCAAATTTGGTCATATAAATCTGGGTCTGCTACTCTACACCAAACTGGTAAAAGAAGACATCCATAACATTGTGGTCTTGGTGTAATTCTTACTTTTCTTTGTGCTTCTAAAAATTGTGTTTGAACTTTAACTGTATATCTCTGCTTTAGCATTGCTTGATATTGCATACTTAACTCATAAGTAATTATATCTACACCACCACCACCACTTCTCGATCCACCACGGGAGCCATATGAATTAAATCCAGAGAAATCCGAGAATGATGTGCCAGGGTAAAATAACCCACCACCCATGGTTGCACCACCAACTCCACCTATTGATGGAGAATTAAATGTCTCTGCGGCAGCGAAAGCCATACTAAGCATTGGATCACTACTACCAGCAGTAACCCAATTACCGTTGATTGATGGGGTAAAATTACCCATATCAAGAGTAGAATTGGCAACAGCAATTACATTACGGG